CTTTGATGCGGCGTTGGCGCATCAAAGGGAATCAGCTCCGCGTAGATGTCCATGGTGTCGGCATTGACCGCGGTAAACAGCGCGGGCTGCTCGTGCAGGCCCAGGTAGCACTGGTAGAGCGCGATTTGCGCGGCGTAGACGGGCTTGGCTTGGGCGAGCGACTTTTTTTGCACCTCGCGCCAGGATTTACTCCCCAGGCATTTGTTTTCCCAAAGGGCGGGGTAGCTAAAGCCCTGTGGGCCGGCCATCAGCACGCCATCGATGTGCCCGCGCAGGCGCCCACCGGCACTGGCAAAGCCAAACTGCTGGCCTTGGGCACGCTCGGTGTGCAGCGTAAAGCCGGCCTGACGCAGCCAGCCGATGACCATTTGCTCGCTTTGGTGGCCGCGCTCAAAGATGCGCAGCAAGCGCCCCGAGAAGGCCCGCCCGGGGTCCACTGCAGCCTTCACGTACTCAAACTGCAGCTGGCGCTCACACGCCGCGCCCAGCCTTGAGGCGCCCAGGTAGTCGCGCGCCGGGGTGGCCTGCTGCTGGGCTTGCAGGGCCTGCTCGATCAGGGTCTCAAGCCGCTCGGACAAGACCCGCGTGGAGTTGAAGTCCATCATGGCGCGTCCTCCCACGGTTGGTCGCCCACCATGCCCTCAAACGGGTTGTCTGAGAGGTCAGGGTCTGAAGTTTGCAGCGCGTTTTGCGACGAGTTTTGCGACGAGTTTTGCAGCGGCGCTTGAAAGGGATCCCGCACAGGCGTGCGCCCAGGCATGCGCACCGCCGGGTAGTGGCTGCGCTCATGCTGGGCCACCATCTCACCCACATAGCAACCCACAATCGCTTCAATGACTTGCAAAGCCTGGGCTTCGGAGTAGACACCCAAGGCCAGCTCAAAGCCGATGGCACTGGCAGCCGTGCCAAAGGCTTTGAGGCAGCTGCGCATGGCCGCTTGTTCTAACGGGGTGACATCAACCATGGCGGCCTCCCCGGGCAGGCCTTGTGCCAGCGCAGCGCGCCAAGCACCGTAGCTTTGGTGAAACGCGGCCTGACAACGCCGCGAACAAAACACCCAGTCGACGGGATAGCGCCGGGGGTCGCCGATGCGGTGGCGATTTTCTGAATGGCCATAGGCGCGGGCCTGGCGGGTACAGATCCAGCACTTCACACGCGGCGCCCATCATTGCGCCCAGGCCGGTTTGCCCGGGGCTGCGGCAGTGGGTGCGCTGGGCACTGGCAACGTCGGCTGTGTCGTCTGTGTCAGCTGCGCCATGTGCTGCGTCATCTGTGCTGTCTGCGGCACCGGCATCAAGTGCGTCATATGGGCGCCGTAGTCTTTGTGGTCGGGCTCGATGATGAGTTTGATCACGTTGCGCTCGTCACCGCGACCGTCTTTTTCCACATCAACACGGGCTAAAAACTCCAGGCCGTCGAGCTCGGCAAAGCTGCCAATGCGCCGGGCCTCGTTGGCCTGCGCGCTGTGGTCTTGTGGCGCCACGCGCCGGGCACTGTTCAAGGCGGCGCGGATAAAAGCGCGCCCCATCTGGCCCCACATCGCGCCTTTGGCTGAATGCAGTCCGATGTTGGACCACAGCTTGCGTTTGGCAAAGGGGCCGGCGGTGACGATGAACTCGGCGGCCAAATAGACCGCGCCACTCTCCAACGACTGGGTGGCGTAGCCGCCCGTCCAGCCTTGGCTGAAGTCATCAAAGCCGCCAGGTTTGAGGCTCATGCGCACCGCCACCAAGCTGCCCTTGGGGATCAGGTCATAGGCGCCTTGCTGAGCCTGCGCGTCGTTGAAGTCATTCCAGGGCGTCACTGGGGCGGGGAGCGTGTGGGTGTGGGTGTTGGAGTAAGAGTGGGAGGGGTTCATGAATATCCTTTAGTTGAAAGTGGGGATTGGGGTCTGGCGGTCGTGGCTGAGGCACTTGGCGATGAGCTTGGCAAGGTCAGGCGCCTCCAAGGCGTCCAGGCGACCCGAGCGGTCTTTGCTGGGGTAGCCATACGGGTTGTCGGCCCGGGTGACAAAGGCGCGGTAGGGCGTGCCGTCCTCGGTCTTGAGCAGGGCCAGCGTGATCACCTCGTCAAGGACCCCTGGCAGCTCCAAGGCGGTCTTGCTGCCTTCGAGTTGCAGCCCGAAGTGGCGCCGGTTGTACTCATCGGTTTTTTCTTCCAAGATGGCGACGTAGATCACGTGCTTGTCGCGCACGTGCTGCAAGTGCGTCAGCGCCGTGATCATTTCCTGGCCCAACAAGCCGTAGGCGCCGCGGCTGTCGGGTTTGCCGGTTTTTTCACTAAAGGCGCCGGGCTGGTTTTTGCACCAGGCCAGGCACATGCGCGACAACACGGTCAGGCTGTCGACAAAGTAGGTGTCGTACTTGGCAAGCTGAGCCGGGTCACCGAACTGGGCACAGACATGGGCAAAGTGGGCCGGCGAGAACGCCTGCTCGACGCTGGCTGAGGGCATGGGGCCGGCCAGAAACACCACCAGATCACGAAACTCGGGCCAGGTGCGTGGGCGCAAGGTGTCGCCCGCCCAGTCCAGGATCGACAGGTCGCCCGCTTCGGTGTCGACAAACAAGGTGCGCTGGGCATCCAAGGTGCGGATCTGGGAGGTCTTACCCGAGCCGGGCACCCCGATCAGAGCGATCTTGGCGCAGCGTTTCTCCGCCAGGCGCTGGTCAGCTGAAATAATGGGCAGCATCACAGCACCTCCTGTGGCGCATCCAGCGTGAGCGCAAAGCTGGGCTTACCCGGCTCCAGGGTGCGCGCCGGCGCGAACTGCTGCTGCAGGGCGGGCGGCCAGTTCGCATACCGTGACTCTGGGACTGAGAGCTTGATGTCAAGGTAGCTCTCGGGCGCCTCGCCAGCGGCGCTGATGCGCTGGGCGATCTCTTTGAGCAGCGGCTGGTCCCAGCTGATTTTTTTCGGTAAGTCAAACTTGATGCGCAAGGCGCCGTCCTGGAAATGGGCGGTGCCAAAGTCTCGCCCGCTACTCAGCAGGGTGCTGCGCCCCTGGGGGCCAAAGCGCTGCTCCAAAGCGGTGTCGAGTTTGCTGCGGGTCTGGCGCGCCCAGAGCACCAAAGCGTCCAGGTTGGCATCGGCTTCTTGCAGCTGGTGGGCCGGCAGTTGGGCTAACTGGTGCACACTGAGCTCGGTCAGGTGCGCAGGAAATACGGTTAACGGGTGCATGCAGGTCTCCTTAAGGGTAGGCACGGGCAAAGGTGGAGTGGCGCGAGACCCGGCGCTCATAGGCCTCGATGTCGCCCAGCAAGTAAGTGACGCGGGCGCCGAGCTTGCAAAAGATCGGCCCGAGTTGCTCCTGGCGCCAGCGGCGCAGTGTTTTAACCGACAGGCCCCAGCGCTGGGCCAGCTCGGTCTCGTTAAGGGCTAAGCGCGGTATGGGGCGCGCGCGCTGCGGGTGGATGGGCCGGCTTTCGCCGCAGGGGTGTTTGTGCATGTGAGGTGCCTCCTTGTTGAAATGGCACCTCAAATTTTGTTCACGGATTTACGGGGTGCTTACGGTCGGACTTACGCTTAAATCTACGGATTGCAGGTGGCGGCGCACTTGGTAGTAGCCCCCGGCGCGCACCAGCTGGAGGTACTGCTCGCGCTGGGCTTTGCCGCCAAACGCCTCGTCAAACGAGCGGTAGCCGCAGTCAATGCGGGCGTTGACCTCGGCCCACTTCAGGACCGGGGGCGTCTTTTGATCACCGCCCCACATGAATTTGAGGATCGAGGCACACCGGGCGCTGACCAGTTGGGAGTGCTGGAAATGCGCCAGCTTGACCCGGCGCCCCTGCAGGAACTGGGCTGGCTCGCGCTGCTCTAAGCGCGAGACGTAGCCGCGCAGCACCCGGTCCAGGGCGCCGGCATCAAAGGCGTCTACCCCGTCGGCGACACTGACCAGCTCGCCCAGGCTGCGCACCGCATGGTCGCGGGCGAGCACCTCACCACTGGGGGCATGGCACAACAGCACCCCCTCGCGCGCCCAAATCGCGTCCCCCAGCACCCGCTGCATCTGGGCCAGCGGTGCCCGGCGCCAACGCCGTCCGACAAACACCGGGGCAAAGTCATGGGTGCCGGCAATACGCACCTCGCCCAGATGCCACAAATGATCGGCCACCCGCAGGCGCTGGTTGGAGCTGTGGCGCGGCTCCAAGGCCATCAACTGGCCCAAGTCATCGAGCCATTGCATGACATTAAAACGGTACAGCGTGATGTCTTGCAGCGAGCGGGTCAGCACTTGGCGCCGGCGCTGCGGGTTGCGGTAGCGGTAGACACCGGCGAGCTCGTCGATCTCCAGGCAGACCTCCTCCATCGAATCGAGAAACGGCACCATGTCATGGCTTAAAAAGCCATCTGCCACCACCCAACGCCGGCGAATAAAGGTCTCGCGCTGGTGCCCCAGGCTGTGGTGGCGCACGCGCACAGCCAGACTGTGCTGGCGCTCCATCAAACTCAAATACGCACAATAGGACGGCTCATCAGGCGTCACATAGCACCCCTAAGCGGCCCAGCTGCGCGAGCACGCAGCGCCGGTCGTCCTCGGTCTTGCTGGTGTCGTTGAGGCCATTGGGCCAGGTGATCTGCACCGCCACACTGTGCGCCCGGCGGTGCGTCTGGGCCGCCAAGTGCAGCACCAGCTTCACCTGGGACAAGGTAAAGCCGCTCAGGTCGTCAAGCCCGTAGTCATGCTGGGCCACTTGGTAAATATGGCGTTGGTCGCGCCGGTCACAACTCATCAACAAGGAGCTGGTGAGTTGCTGCGCCATGACGCGGGCGTTGGCCTCGTCGGTGGCGCGGGCCTCCAAGGGGTGGGCGATGCGCACTTGCAAAATCGAGATCGCCTGTACCCCCTCAATGCGCGCGTCTTGCAAGCGCGCCAGTATGTCTTGCGTGGAGAAGCCGACTAAGTTGAATTCACGCAGCGCCATGCTGTGCAAAGGCCCCGCGCAGGCCAGCACCAGCTCGCCAAACAAGGTGGCCAAGTCCTGGCGCAGCCCCTTGTCTTCGCAGTACACCCCCAATGCCCCGGTGCGGGCCTCCCAGGAGAAGTGGATCGCCACGGCTGCCGGCTCCTCCACGTCGTGCACCTCGCCTCCACTCAAACGCTTGAAGTGCACCACCGAGCCGTTAAAGGTCGCCGTCACCGTGTGCAACTGCACCAAGGCGTGTGCCGGGGTGAGGCCGCTCGGATCAGGCGCAGCCCCCGTTAAGGCCGGGGCCGCCCGGGTGAAGCTCTCAATCAGGATCTGCTCGGCATCGACCAGTGCGTAAAGCTGGGCAATGCGCTGGCGCAACAAGGCCTTGACCTCGGCACTGAGCGTGGGTACCACCCCTTTGGGGCCAAGGTAGTGGCTGGTGAAACACTCCGAGCGCCACTGCCGGTGCAAGGCCTGCTGGCGCTCGGCCTGATCAAAGCGCTGCTCCTGGGGCGCCCCCCTCAAGGGGAAGTCTTGCAGCAGCAGCAAATGCAAGGCACGGCTGTAGCGGTCCAGGGGCGCTTGCAAGACCTCAGCGTCCAAGCCCGACTGCGCATCGAGCAAGGCCGAGGTGGCCTGCGCACCGTAATCATCATCGAGCAACACCACCCGTTCGGCGGCATTTTGCAAGCGCTGTTGTTGGGCGGCAGGCCAACGCGCCACCTCCTCAAACCACACCGTGCGGTCCGCGCTGGGCAACACCCCAAAGGCGCCTTGGGCCAGCACGGCCAGGCGGCTCAGACCTTGCCCGCTGATGCGTGCCAACAGCACCAGCACCAAGTTGGGTTGCTTGACTTTGCGCAGCAGGCTCACAAAGTGCTCCATGCCGGGCAGCAGCTCTGGGCCGCCGTCGCAGGCGTGGGCCTGTGGCGTGGGCGACTGGGTCGGTGGCGTGGTCGGTTCAAGTGTCATCAGCGGGCTCCCTTGGGTGATAAAAATTGTGTGATTGCGTAAATAACTAAGCGTGAAAGAGAAAAAAATG